GACGGTATTCTTGACGGTACGGCGTTCGGTGATGCTGGGTTGACCGTAACCACCTTTTTGGCGCAGCCGCCCACCGCCATGACGCTGACCGCTGTTGCGTCAGCAACGCAGACGGGTAAAGTCACAGTACATGGGCTTGATATTGGCGGCAACAAGATTTCAGAAGATTTCACGATGAAAAGCACAACTCCGGTTGTAGGAGCAAAGGCATTCGCGCAGGTGACTTCGGTGGTACTTCCCGTCAAGGTCGGAAATGAAACAATTGACCTCGGATGGGGCGCGAGTTTTGGCTTGCCGTATGCGCTGGCGGCTGACGAACTGGTTATCGTGAAGCTGTTTGACGGTGCCGCTGACACTGGTACGGTTACGGTCGATGCAACAGACGTTTCTAAAAACGTGGTTGCAATAGCCGGCACGCCGGACGGAAAAAAAGCGCTCGATTTCTACATCATCGTTTAAGGAGGCAATATGGCGGCAACATCTGGGTACATCGCAAAAATGCGGCGGGCAATCCGTGTCGGTCAGAACGAAGATATCGACGCGGAGATCAGCGACCTGATTGAAGAATGCCGCCATGACCTCATGCAACTCGGCGTACTATCAACGAAAGCGAATGATGAAACGGACAGCCTCATATTAGGGGCTGTCCGTGGATTTGTGCGCTGGAAGTTCGGGCTGAACAACCCGGACGCTGAACGGCTACACGCCGAGTATGACATCATGCGCGACGAGTTGAGGAGGAGGGGTGACTATTGTACTACTCCGACCGATTAACGCTGCGAACCGTGACCAAGACGCTCGCCAATGGCGCGTATACCACGACCTATTCCGACAAAGAAGTATGGGCTGACAGGCGCTCCGTGAAGCGGCAGGAGTTCTATTCTGCATTAGCGGCGGGGCGCTCTGCCGACGTGGTTTTCGGGGTTCACGCCGACGATTATACCGGGCAGACCGAGGTCATCTTCGGCGGGAAAAACTACTCCGTTATGCGGTCGTACCAGACCACCCCTGACGAGGTCGAGCTGACCTGTACGCGGGGGTGAGATATGGCGACGATCAAAATGGAGGGCGTTGAAACCTACATCGAAATGCTATCTAGGCTGGGCGACGCGACGGATGAAATCATCCCTAGAGCAATCATCAAAGGGCGGGATGTACTGGCCTCGGCGCTGAAACGGGCAAACGCGGTATTTTCAAGGCACGTCCACCGAACCAAGCCGAAGAAGAATGACTACGGATGGTTCGCGCAGGTGCAGTTCAAGGGAAAAACCAAATCCGGCGCGCCGGCGGCGCTTGCGGCGAACGTCTACGAGTACGGGCGCGGGGGTAAACGCCCGCAAAAAGCCCGTCCGTGGATACGCGCCGCCATAAATCGCGCGGAGGCCGAAGCACAGCGTGCCATGGCGGACGAATACGACAAGGCGGTGAAAGAAATTGCCGGTAATTAGCACAGTTGTCACCGCATTGTCGGCATATAACCCGGCAATCGGCGAGTGGAAGGGGACGACCACAGACGATCATGTGGTAATTCTCCCGATTTACGACACGGCCTACGAAGCCGACGACGCGGAATTGGTGGTCGATGAATATATCGACTGCCATTTTTTTAAGACCGGGGATTTTCAATCCCTCAAGACCACGGCAAAAACAGCGCTCATATCAGCGGGGCTTGCGATTGATGAGTACCGCTACATCGAGTGCGACAATGAACAACATCATTTCGTCCTGACCGTAATCGGCAGGGCGTGAAAGGGGCATTATGGCCAACAAAGTGCTTTATGGATTGAAGAACGTTTACTACTCCGTGCTGACAGAGGGCGCGCAGGACAGCTATGCAACGCCCGTCGCGATTCCCGGAGCGGTAAGCATTTCGCTTTCCCCTAAGGGGGAGACGACTACGCTCATCGCGGACGATTCGGAATACTGGGAAGACGACAGCAATGAGGGATACGACGGCAATCTCGTTATTGCCGCTCTGCCCGAGGCGTTTGTTACCGACGTAATGGGCGAGGTAGCGGACAAGAAAGATGTCGTGTTCGAAAAATCGAGCGCTCAGCCCAAGCCGTTCGCGCTGTTGTTCGAGTTCGACGGCGACGCAAACAAGGTAAAGCATGTGCTGTATAAGTGCAAAGCGACGCGGACGAACGTCGAAGGCAAGGCGACAACCAAGAAGGAAGTGTCGCCGACCACGTTAAACCTGCGCGTGCGCCCGAACAGGGCCGGCTATGTCAAGGCCAAGACCAAGAGTAACACCGACGAAACGGTGATCGCAAATTGGTACACGGCGGTGCAGACGTTTGTAACGGGGACGTAAGGATGGAAAAAACACTAACAACTCTTTCCGGCAGGTCGGTGCGGTTTGCATCGACCGCCGGACTTCCCGTGCGGTATAAAGCGGCATTTGGCACGGATATGTTCCACGACCTCGCAGAGATGGAGAAACAGCAGACGGCTGATATATCTACCATCTGTCAACTGCTTTGGGCGATGGCGAAAACCGCCGACAAGTCTATACCTCCTGTGCAGGAATGGCTCGACAGTTTTACTGACGGTCTGCCTCTTCTTGTCTGGTTTAGCGAACTGTCACCGATGATAGCTCAGTCAATGCGTGGTGAGGTAAAAAACGCTCAAGCGGCGACCTGAGGCCAATAACAACAGAGGGCATCATACTTAGCTCTCTGCGCATCGGGATCGCCGTGTCGGAACTCGACACAATCACAATCGGGATGCTCAACGACCTCGCGGCAGTTCTCAACGACGAAAATGACGTAGAGGAACGCGAGGCAACACAAATCGACTTCGACAATTTTTAAGGAGGCCGCATGGGATATAATATAGGGCCTACCATCGCAATAAACGGTGAGCGTGAGTATAACGAGGCGATGAAGAACATCAGGCAGGAGATGAAATATCTTTCTGCCGAAGCGGATGCGGTCACCTCGGCGTATGACAAAAACGATAAATCCATTGATGCCCTGACTGCGAACAACAAAGAAATGCGGAAGGCATACGACCTGCAGCGCAACGCTGTCAAGGCGGCAGAAGACGCGCTGGAGAGGATGAAGGCCAACGGTGTTGACCCATCCTCAAAGGCGTTTAAGGACATGACCGCCAACCTCAACAAAGCACAAGCCGCGCTGAATAAGACCGAACGCGAAATAAAAGACAATGAAACCGCGCTGCAAAAAGCATCGGTACAGGGCAAAGGGTTCGGCGATGTTATCGGCAATTTAACAAGCAAACTGGGAATCAATCTGCCCGCGGGTGCTACAGAAAGCATAAACTCCGTTGTCAAAATGGATGCGTCTATGGCAACCGCTACGCTCGGCGCTGTCGCGTTTGCGGCGGCGTTGATTAAGGTTGCTGATGCGGCTTTTGATATGGCCGTTGCGCAAGCGGCTGCGGCTGATGACCTTTTAACTATGGCGGCGCAGACAGGCATCGCAACGGGTACATTGCAGGAACTCGCTTACGCGCAGGAACTTGTTGACGTATCGCTTGATGCAATGACGGGTTCAATGGCGCGTAACATCCGCAGCATGAACTCGGCGCGGAACGGTAGCAAAGAATTAAACGAGGCATACCGCGACTTGCATGTCCGAATCACTGACGGAAACGGTCGGCTTCGGGATAGCGAGGATGTTTATTGGGATGTCATCGAAGCCCTCGGCAAAGTCAAAAACGAAACCGAGCGTGACGCATACGCCATGCAGATATTCGGTAAGTCTGCGCAAGACCTCAATCCGCTTATCAAAATGGGCGCGGATGGGTTGGAGCAGTTTCGTAAGGAAGCCCGCGAAATGGGCTATGTCATGTCCGATGAAATGCTTGCATCTTTGGGAAGTGTGGACGATGCGGTGCAACGCTTTAACAACAGTTCCGCCGCGGCAAAAAACACGCTTGCGGGTGCGTTGGCGCCGGCCGTCCGCGGGTTTATCGATGAGGGCAATCATCTGGTTGGTGTGCTGTCCGAAATCGTGGATAAGTCTGGTCTGGATGATTTCCTGACGGCCATCATCACGGCCGGAAGCGGGATTTTGAAATCCCTCGAGCCGATCATGGAGATCCTCGGGCCGCTCGTCAGTCAGACACTAAAGCCGATTGCGCTTGCGCTGGGTATTGTCGCTGACGCGCTGACAATTATCGCATCTATTCTCGGCATTATCATCGAATCGGTGAAATGGCTGACCGGGCAGTCACCGAACGCGGGGTCTAAAATCGCATCGTATTGGCAGAACATTGCGGGAGTATTCACGGGAAACGGCGCGACCACGGCGGCGTTGAAAATGTACGGCATCGGGAACAACGCTGACGGTACGGACAATTGGCGCGGCGGCTTGACGTGGGTCGGCGAGAGAGGGCCGGAGCTGGTGAATTTGCCGAGAGGGGCGCAGGTGCTCCCTGCACAGCGTTCGGCCGCTTTCGCTGGCGGGAACGTCACGATGAACGTGTACCCGCGTGACATGATGACCGTTGCACGGATGGGAGCGACGTTTGACCGCATAAGGCAGAAAGAGAGGGCGAAGTAATGGCGAGAGTAACGGTCGAAGAAAGAAACGTGCTGGACATCTACGTGCAGTCAGGCGTGACAAACAGTTTTAAACATTCCAGTTATGTTAGAATGGGCGTGGCCGGGTCCGGCGGATATGTCGAATATACGTTTCTTAAGCTTGTAAAAGCTGAAACTCAAAATCGTAAACTGTTAACAATCAAACTCAGGATGAAGCCGACCCAACTGATGAAAGATACGTCGGGTAATGTAGTTTCGGCAAAGATATATGCAGCGAAAGTGATTCAATCGTGGGATGACGAAATCCTTTTCAGCACTATTCCGCTGTGGGCGGATAGCAAGCATATTGGCACAATACCTCAAACGGCAGTGATCGGCGATTCATTTGACTTTGATTTACCCGTCTGGGCTACTCTAGAGGAGATGCAAACTAATGGCATTATGCTATATGCTATCGCGGACGGCAGCGTTTCGCCAGATTATCGTGATATAGCGTGCGCATCGCAACGAAACGTCGTAGGATCAGAAGATGCTCTCCGTCTCATTTTGACTTACGCCGACGCTCCCGACCTTCCGACTGATCTTTCACCTTCGGCGGGTGCGAGCGTTGTAATCACTGGCGGCAATGGGCATTTTTCTTGGACGCACAACCCGTCAACC